CGCTTCCTTTTGCTTACTCAACTTGCAGATGTCAAAAAGGAGATTATATTATATAGAATTCATAGTTTCATGGTGAATGATGTTGGTTTTCATAAACTGAGAATTCTTATTCCAACATATTAAAAACAACGCTTATCAGGATATGGTGAGTGTTGATTATTTAATCCTTCTTATACCATTCTGTTTCATACCCATCTGCTCGCAGCAACGCTCCCGACAACCACGGAGGAACTCGACCCATTTGTTCACAAATTGCCTGCAGATTTACTCCCATGCTTGCTTCGATGATTAACTCATCATGGATGTGTCCAACGATAAAGCAATGGGACAATGTTCGCATAGCGTAGCTTAGGATGTCTCTGCTGATCGCTTGCACGATGTTTTCCACAAATTTCGGACCATAACTCTCGATTCTTTCCCATTTTTTGGTGCCCCCTACACCTTCGTAGGTGACGGATTCGCCGCCGTATTTATTTTCACCAATTTTCGGTTTCACATAAGCCAACCGCCTGCCAGAGGGGAGCTGGATAAACAGCATGGCGCTTTGGTACTGGAATCGGATGTTATGAGTTTCTGTGATGGTACGCTCTCGGATAGCAGTTTTGACCGCATCATCCACGTCCCACCAGAAAGTTACAATGTTTGGATTCGATGACCGCCAAGCATTTACTAACGGCTGAAGCTCTTCCTCCTGCAAACCTATATCCAAAGCGCCCATTGCTTTAAGCGCGCCAACGCTTCCACCGTACCCCAGGGCGAGTTCTGCGATTTTACCCTTTTGACGCAGATGTCCGTTTACGCCATGTTTCTCAACCGGTACACCAAACATGGCGGATGCCGATGCACAATAAATATCACCGTTTTTACGAAACACCTCTGTCCTCCATGTTTCCCCGGCCAGATGTGCGATGACACGTGCTTCTATAGCGCTGAAGTCACTGACAATAAACTTATACCCAGCTTTCGGAATAAAAGCGGTTCTTATCAGTTGACTGAGGGTATCAGGTACATCTTCATACAGCAGACGCAACATGCCGTAGTCTCCGGCTTTCACCAAACCGCGGGCAGAGGATAGATCCGAGATGTGGTTTTGTGGGAGGTTTTGTAACTGAATCAGTCTGCCAGACCAGCGCCCAGTGCGATTCGCACCGTAGAACTGGAACATACCACGACACCTTCCGTCAGCGCAGACGCTATTCCTCATGGCGATGTATTTTTTTACGCTTGAACGGGCTAACTGTTGGCGAAGTTCCAGCGCTTTTGCCAATTCTGGCGGTGCAGTTTTCAACAGTTCCTTCACAGCTTTTTTGTCCAGAGACTCCACCTCCATTCCATGGTCAGAGAGCCACTGCTTCAGTTGAACCACGGAATTTGGGTTTTCGAGTTTAGTCAGCTTCTGCATCTCCGTGGAAAGAACATCGCGGGATTTAGCATCCAACAGAATAGCCTGTTCCACCATCTGCAAATCCAGTTGAATACCGCGATCATTGATTTCTTCGGACAGATGGTATTCTTCCCAGACGAAATCCGGAACTGGAAATTTGGCTAATACCTTCTGGATACTCATTTCCACCTCAACATCTCTTTTGTTGTACGTTTTGAAGATCTCCCATTTATCCGGGGCATGGCACGGGAGGTTCCATTTCCTGCCATTATTAACCTTGGTAGGCTTACATGGCATCGAAAAATATTTGATTAGCGCCTTGCCTTCTGCCATCTTCTGATTTTGAAGTTTTAGCACGGTTCCTACGCCTTCCAATGACAGGGGCAAGCCTATATAAGCTGCCCAGATCATCGAACAGCGCCACGATACGGGATTCAGATAATTACCAACGCTGTCTGCCAGGATACCGTAGCTGAAGAATAGATCCGGACGATTCTTTCGCAGCCAAGCTGACAAGCACACCCGTTCAAACGTTGCGTTATAAGCCCACTTGGTCACGAATTCATCTACGATAGCTTCCAATACCTCTTCTGGGATTTTCTCTCCACAAGCTGTATCGATTACAGAAACTTCACTGCCATTAACCGAGTATCCGAAAAGCATGATTTCAAATTCCGGATCTTCTGTATAACGATATACACCGCTCTTAGATAGATCGGTGCCGGATTTTGTTTCAATGTCTATCGAAAGATACTTAATTTTTTTCATACTGCCTCTTATGGAAAGGGCGGCACCGGCCCAACCGATGTCGCCCCGTTTGATATTACTCGGATGCTTTCTTTTCGCCAGTTTCTCGAATTTTCTGAATTCCCCAATTTACGAACTTCTTGATGTGGTGGGCGATTATGAATACATTAATCACAATAATAAAAAAGTATTCGTAGGTCACAACTGTTTCTCTCATATACACATAGGTTTCAGGACTCATTATTCATTCCTCCAATCGTTTGTCATGCGGGCAGCAGAGTTTTATTGCTCTGCTGCCCAGTTTTTGTTTTAGTCCAGAAAGTCTTCATCGTCTTCGGTGGCAAAGTCATCTTCAGCACGGGCGCGGCTGCCTAAAGGCTCGCCGTCTCGGAGCTTTTGCAAGTTGTTCAACCCACAGGCGATGCCCTTGTTTCCGTTCGAGTTGAAGGCATACAGACTGATGCTGGCACGACCGTACACACCTGAGTACACTTCGGAGCGATTCAGGATCGGGTTACAGTCGGCATCAACAATGCCGGGTGCGGTGGTAGCGTTTGCATTAATGAACATACAACCGGCGTAGGCAGGGTCTCCATTTCGCTCTTTGTCTCCGTCTCGGAGCGGGGTCTTCAGGTCTCCCAGCGCGGGCACGAACTTACTGTTTCCGCGCAGTTTGCTTTGACCATCCTCATAGGCTGCCTTGATGGCACGATTGATCTTCTCGATGGTAACGGTATCGGTCTTTGGGATGATGAGGGAAACAGAGTACTTTGGCGTGCCTCCGTTGATAGACTTAGCCTCCCAAACGTTCGCATAAGACCAACGGGTGCTGGGGCCGGTAATAACTTTGGTTGGATTAACAAACTTACTCATGATCGTTTTCCTCCATAAAATCGTTTTTTGCTGTGTTTATAGCCGGACGCTTGTCCGACTCGGGTACTAAGGTTGGCTTTCCCGGTGGCTTGAATGTCAGCTCGCCTAGGATCTCGTCAAATTGTTTCTTTCCAAGAAGTGCTTTCATTGCGGTAATGCCCAGCAATTTCTTTTCGTAGGGTTCTTCACCAGCGGCCTTTACGGCAGCGGCTACAGCATCGTCATCGGTGTATCTAGTCACCGACCGTCCAGCGACCACCTTGAAACCACGGTATTGGGTGCCTGAGAGTGCCTGCTGAAGTGCGTACTCCTTAATATCGTTGCTCCAGGCAATCAGTTCATCAATTAGAGGAAGGATTGCAGCCACCTCGTCTTGTGTCAGTTCGGATGGAACCTTAAAGTCATACTGAGCCATTTCCAGATTGTGCTCAGCTCGCTTCCGGCAGGCTGCTTTTGCATTGCAGAACTGGCAATGATCACCGGCTCGGAACTCGCCCTTGCCATGGAAAGCCAGCTCTGCGCTTGGAGCAAGCACGCTGTTTGCCCATGCCAGCAGGTCAACTTTGCTCATTTCAAAGGTGGATACATTTTCTCGTCTCGGTTGGAAGATGCTCATCCGTACGGTTTTGATATCGTAGATACCGTCGAACTGCTCTAACAGGCCAAGCGCGTAGCACATAGTTTGCGGATTATGTTCCGAACTCACTGTGACTCCTGCACCATATTTCATATCAATCACATGCAGAATATCGTCAGATACGAGACAGGCATCCCCGGTACCAAAACCTTCCGGTACCCAACGTGAGAAATCCAGCCGCTGTTCTATTAGAACGATCGGATCTGTACAGTGCCCCATAGCTTCGGCCAGCTGCTCCATTACAAAATCTCGGTAGGAATCAGTACATTCGTCCATCTCGGAATCGAAGTATTCAAGTTCTTCCGTTGGATCCTGTGTCTGGGTGCCCAGTGCTTTCAACACCTTATAAGCGGCAAGCGCGTGCGCGTCCGTGCCTTGCTGTGCATATGGGGTTGATCGGTCAGGGTGCGCGGCGCATAGCTTTGCACTGGGCGGACAGGCCAGCCATCTATGACTGGAGGAAGCGGAAAGCAGTGCATGATCAGCCATGGAGCGCCTCCGCCTCAGCAACTAGTTCTGCGTATTTTTCAGGGAGAATATCCGATAAGCTCCCGCTGTTGCTGTATTTCCTGACTAACGCCTTTGCTTCATTGCGGAATCCACTCTGTGATAGATTTGCTAGAAGTGCCCGGACCTCTTCCTTCGTGTATGCCTTAGACGACACAGGTATCGGTTCGGATTCCTGGACGATTCTTGCGGATGAAGATGCGCTGCTTTCATCCGTTGCAAAGCATTCCCTTATGTTGGCCGCGGCTCTCATCAGATCTTCGCCGCAAGTGATTAATGTTTTGCCGACCTCGGCTATTTCATCAAGTACCGTTGCTAGTTTGTTCATTTTGCTCATGATTGTCTCCTTTCATCATTACTCGTTTTGCCAGTTGCTTAGCTACCACACTGATGGCTATCAGCACCTCAAATAGGTCTTCATCCGAAGTCCGCCCATTTTGAGTGGGCTTTTCTTCACGCATCGCATCCTGCATCAGCAGTACCTCTCTTTCCGAAGGCCTTTATGTCCCTCTGCTCCCTTACGGACAGTTCCTTATGGGTTTTTCCGGTTTTCAGAATATTATTCGAGGCCTCCTTCCGTTGCCTTCACCTTCTATCGGACAGTGACTTAGTTGTTTTTCCGGTAAGCACTTATATTTCTTTCATGGATTTTTACATAAAAGAAAATAAGATTTCCTTTGCCCAAACCGGAAAAAGCGTCCTTCAACTGTCCGTAAGGAAGTGAAGAACGCAGAAGTATTTTTCGGATGAATGGAAAGGGGTGAGTCCTATGGAGGAACTGGCGAGTCAGGGATATAGGTTCAAGTGCATGGCGGAGGTATCGGAATGAAGTTGATTTTGCAGACAGCAAACATTGTTGGGGACGAAAAAAACTGTTTTTATCCCAACCGGACGGAAGTTGGAAGCGCTGAGGAGCTGCAAGAAGCCGTCAAGATGGATCATGTGTGTGCGGAGTACTATAACGACTACCGCAGCACGGGAAATTTTCGTCAGTCAAATGTCGTGGTTATGGACTGTGATAACGATCACACGGAAAATCCGGCGGAGTGGATATCGCCAGAAAAGTTGGACGAAATGATGCCGGACATCAGCTATGCTATCGCATTTAGCAGACATCATTTACTTCCAAAGAACAGTAAGGCTCCTCGACCGAAGTTTCATGTGTATTTTGAGATCGAGCCAACACAAGATGCGGATTACTACGCAGCGCTCAAAAACGCAATCTTCCGTAAGTATCCTTTTTTTGACGGCAATGCGCTGGATTCAGCGCGGTTTATCTTCGGCGCGGATGTGGGCGAGACCATCTGGCATGAGGGCTGGCTCACTATTGAAAGCGATGTGGAGACAGTTGAGCCCGTTGGGAAAAAGGAACCGGCTCGGATTGGCCATGTAATCATTGCAGGTACTCGAAATAAGACCATGTCCCGTTTCGCTGGGCGTGTCGTTGTGCGATACGGAAACACCGAAAAAGCCCGGCAGATTTTTAAGGATGAATCAGCTAAATGTGAACCTCCGTTAGATAGTGAGGAACTCGCTGCCATCTGGGCCAGTGCTCTCCGCTGGTATGAGAAAGTCAGCAGACAGGAAGGATATGTTTCGCCGGATCAGTACAACGCACAGGAGTTTCGGAGCCTGAAACCCGACGATTACTCCGATATTGGCGAAGCCAAAGTGCTGGCCCGGGAATATGGAAACGAGCTTCGGTTTACAGATAGCACTGATTTAATCCGATACAACGGAATTTACTGGCAGGAGTCTAAACAAATGGCCATTGGTGCCATGATGGAGTTTCTTGATCTGCAACTGCAGGATGCAAGGGATCAGGTGGCTAGTGCCAAGCAAGCGTTGCTGGACAGCGGTGTTATGCAGGAAGAGATCGCTGCTGGCGGCAGAACGCTGTCAAAAGCCGTGTCTGGAGACGATCAGTTGAAACGACTTATGGACTACATAGACGCGCAGCAATACTACGCATTTGTTATGAAGCACCGTGATTTCAAGTATGTTATGTCCAGTTTAAATCAGGCCAAACCGCTGGTACTGATGGATATTAACCAGTTGGATATGAATCCTTATCTGCTTAACACACCGGAAGCCACCTACGATTTACGAAAAGGGCTTGCGGGAGCGCAGGAGCATGATTCGTTAGATTACTTGACCAAGTGTACCAACGCATCACCAGGCAAAGCGGGAAAAGACTTGTGGTTGGACACCGTGCATCGTGTGTTCTGCAATGATCCTGAACTAATCGACTATGTACAGACAATTGTAGGCATGGCGGTAGTCGGGAAAGTGTTCTCGGAGGCTCTTATTATTTCTTATGGAGATGGTGCAAACGGTAAATCCACCTTCTGGAACACGTTGGCTCGTGTATTGGGCAACTACAGCGGCATGATGAGTGCTGATGCGCTTACAGTGGGCTGTAAACGAAACGTGAAACCTGAAATGGCAGAACTCAAGGGCAAGCGACTGATTATTGCGGCTGAATTGGAAGAAGGCATGCGGCTGAACACCAGTATGGTCAAACAGCTGTGTTCTACTGATGAGATTGAAGCCGAAAAGAAATACAAAGATCCCTTTAAGTATGTTCCCACGCATACGATGGTCTTATACACCAATCATCTTCCAAAGGTCGGCGCCAGCGATGATGGCACATGGCGGCGATTGATCGTGATTCCGTTTGGTGCAAAGATTCAGGGTAAAAGCGACATAAAGAACTATACCGATTACTTGGTAGAGAACGCCAGCTCCTACATCATGACCTGGGTGATCGAAGGCGCGAAGAAAGCCATTGACACAGGATTCAAATTGCGGCCACCCAAATGCGTGCAGGATGCTATTGAATCCTACCGTGAGGGGAACGACTGGCTGAAGCATTTCATTGAGGAATGCTGCATGGTGGGTTCGGAATTTGAACAAAAGTCCGGCGAATTGTATCAAGAGTACCGTCTTTTTTGTCAGCGTAATGGCGAGTATGCCAGAAGCACTACCGACTTCTACAAAGAAATGGAAAACGCTGGTTATGAACGCAGAAAGAAAAACAGCGGCAGGTTTGTTCTTGGCTTGAAACTAAAGAGCGACTTCTTTGAATGAAAGTCATTTCGCTCAATCCAGAAAATTATTCAACTTTAACACGCGAATAGTGACGGTCATGGCAGTCATATCTAAAAAAGTCCGTATAGAAAAAATCTTTAAAACTCTTATATGGGGGTTTTAAGAAGAGACCGCCATGACTGTCACTTCCTACCGGAAAGGCGAGATTATGAGAGAACAATTTATTGAACAGAAACTGGTAAAGGCCGTGAAAGAACGGGGCGGCATTTGTCTCAAACTAATGTGCCCTGCGTTTGATGGTATGCCAGACCGCCTAGTCTTATTGCCTGATGGGAAGGTCGGGTTTATGGAAGTGAAGAAACCTGGCCAAAATCCAAGACCATTGCAGGTTTCGCGACACAAGCTTTTGCGACGGCTTGGCTTTCGAGTGTTTGTGCTGGATGATCCTTTGATGATTCATTTACTGTTAGATGAGATAGGAGGTGATGCCCAATGAAGTTCGTACCTCATGACTATCAGCAATTTGCAGTCAAGCACATTCTGAGCCATGAACAAGCGGCACTGCTGCTGGATATGGGCTTGGGTTGACAAAACCGTCATTACACTAACGGCAATTGAACAGTTGATGTATCAGGAGTTTGAGGTGCAGAAAGTATTGATTATCGCTCCTTTACGGGTAGCAAAGAGCACCTGGCCTGCCGAGATTCGAAAGTGGGATCACTTGAGCAGCTTAACCTATTCCGTGATCATAGGCACAAAACAGGAACGCATATCCGCACTTAGAAAACAGGCCGACATACACCTGATCAACCGAGAAAACATACAGTGGTTGATTGAAGCAAGCGGGGTGCCCTTTGATTATGACATGCTGGTCATCGACGAACTGTCATCCTTCAAAAGCTGGCAGGCAAAGCGTTTTAAAGCATTGATGAAGGTTCGTCCTCTTGTAAAGCGTGTGGTGGGCTTGACAGGCACGCCTTCCAGTAACGGTCTTATGGATCTGTTTGCCGAGTTTCGTCTGTTGGATATGGGTCAGCGGCTGGGACGCTTCATCGGGCAATACCGGAATACCTTCTTCAAACCCGATCGGATGAATGGCCCCATTGTGTATAGCTATAAGCCTCTGCCTGGTGCGGAAGAAGAAATATTTCGCCGGATTGGAGACATTACCATCAGCATGAAGGCCTGCGGGCATTTGAAGATGCCGGAGCTAATCTCCACAACCTATGAGGTGGAAATGTCTCCGGACGAAGTGAAGCAGTATAACGTCATGAAACAGGAATTGGTGCTGGCTCTCCCTGAAGGCGAGGTGACTGCGGCCAACGCTGCTGTACTGACAGGAAAGCTTCTGCAAATGTCAAACGGAGCGATTTATACGGATGAGGGAAACACCATGCAGATTCACGACCGAAAGCTGGATGCCTTGGAAGACATTATCGAAGGCATGAATGGAAAGCCGCTGCTGGTAGGATATTGGTTCCGTCACGATTACGAACGTATTGTCCGAAGGCTTACGGAGATAGGAGTTCCTTTTGAACGGTTGGATTCAGAAGCGTCCATAAAACGATGGAACGCTGGTCAGATACAGGTGGGACTGGCGCACCCTGCATCCACGGGACACGGGCTAAACCTACAGGATGGCGGCAATACCATCTGTTGGTTTTCACCCACCTGGTCTCTGGAGCTGTACCAGCAGATGAACGCCCGTCTTTATCGGCAGGGACAGAAAGCCAATACTGTTGTAATCATTCACATTGTTACGAAAGGCACCATCGATTCCAGAGTACTGAAAGCATTGAAGGAAAAGAATCGGATTCAGGAAGCGCTGATTTCAGCGGTAAAGGCGGAGGTGAACCTATGACCGGATATCAGGCATTGGCGAATGCCATTATCGAACAGGCCGTGAAGGACTATCGGAAAGCTCTTTGCAGGCTGAAGCAACGCCCGGGCTGCACAATCGCTATGACCACAGTCAGGGAAGTTGAAAGTTTCTTCCACTCCGCTTGGTACGCACAGTTAACGGAGATTGATCCGGACTATCTCATCGATAGATTACGAAAGGAGGTTGCGTAATGAACGCGGAAGAATATCTCAGTCAGGCACACCGCTTGGACCAGAAAATCAACAGCGATTTGAAAGAGCTCTCCGACCTGAGAGCGATGGCATGTTCTGTGTCTTCGCCAGGGTGGGAGGAACGAATCAGGGCTTCCGGTCCAAAGGAAGCTCCGTTCGTCAAAAACGTAGAGAAAATTATCCTGCTGGAGAATAAGATTAATCAGGAAATCGACCTGTTCGTAGACTTGAAGGAACAAATCCGAGACACGATTAATGGGGTGGAAGACGCGGATGAACAGCTGGTACTGCGTTATCGGCACTTACATGGATACACATGGGACGCCATTGGATTGGAGCTTCATGTGGATGCAAAAACAGCTAAGCGCTGGTATGATAACGCATTGGAACATATGCAGCTTCCTGTAAATCCCATCAATATTTTCAAAAATGCCGGAAATGTCCTGCTTTGTCCCGAGATGCCGGATAACATTATGTGATATAGTAAAGTCAGCAAAGTAGGATACTGAGCGAAGCCTTCACGGAAAACCGCGGGGGCTTTTTCATTTGAAAGAGGTATTCATCATGTACGAGAAAGTAAACCCCGCGCACCCGGACAAGATTGCCGACCGGATCGCCGGTGCGCTGGTCGATCTTGCATATTCTATGGAGGACAATCCGAAAATCGCCGTTGAGATTCTGGTTGGACACGGTTCCTGTCACATCATCGTGGAAACATCAGCAGAGCTGCCGGAATGTGATGTGCGGGAAATTGTACGCCGAATAGCGGGACCTGTTTCGCTGAGTTTTCTGCAGCAGAAGCAGGATTCGCGCCTTGCGGAAAACCAAAAAGACAGGATTCGCTGCGGAGACAACGGCATCTTCAAAGGTGTCCCATTAACGGAAGAACAGAAGAAGCTGTCCCAAATTGCCCGAAAAATTTATGCCAAGTATCCTTTTGACGGAAAGTACATCCTGGACGGTGACAGGTTAATCATCTGCCAAAGCAATGCGGATTCAAGAGAGCTGTTGGAACTGTATCCTGGTTCAGATGTCAATCCTCTGGGCGATTGGACTGGCGGCACGAATGTGGACACCGGAGCAGTCAACCGAAAGCTTGGCAGCGACATGGCAGATTCCGTTACCGGCGGCGGCCTTCATGGCAAAGACTTATCGAAAGCAGATGTATCCCTCAATATCTATGCCTGGCTGAAGGCGCAAAACGAAGGCAATCCGGTAGAGCTGTCCTGCGCTATTGGCGATGAGGTCGTAGATGGCCTCCCTTACCATAAAATTGTGGGGATTGCCCGGGATTTCATCAATGCTTGCGGCGGATTTGAAAAGTTTGCCGAATGGGGGCTTGTCTGACACATGAAATCATTCATTATGCTTGACTTTCCTCTTGTTCAGAGTGAGTAATGTCGTACCAAATTTGAAGGAGGTACGTCTGATGACGATTCAAACAAACACCCCGGACAGGAAAGCGCTGGCAAAAGCCATCGCGGAGGAGCTCGGTACTGCCGCAAAGTACATGGGCATGCCCAGCTGCGGTTACCAGATTGGCGACTACATTGTCGATCGGGACGGAAACATTCACGGCGAGGATTTCGGAGCGCTGCACGATTTTCTTCTTCGTAACAACTACATCACGGAGGAACCTGAGCCCGCAGCGGAGGATGAAATAAGCCGTCTGGACGTTTCGATTGGCGGACTGGACTTAACGGTTGATCAGCTGAAGAACTTGACGTACATGCTTTTTAGCAAGCAGTACCTGCTTCGAAGGATGACGAACTTTGAACTGCCTTACATTCCGGAGTCGCTGGTGGAAGCTCTGAAGGAGTACCCACCAAAGACCGTGCAGGAGTTCTCGTGCATCCTATTCGATTCCAGAGCCAATGCCGGTCTGGACGGTTTTGACTACCGTGACGGTAAGTTTACCCTAAGCTTTCCTTGCTGTGACGAAGACCCTGTGAAAAACACAGTCTTTATCCGGCTGGCCGAAAAGATTCTCCGTACCGCGATGGAAGCTACGCGAATTCATCCGGAAAAGCAGGAACCCGGAAACGAGAAGTACTTTGCCCGCGCATGGCTGATACGAATGGGCTATGGCGGCGCTGATTTGAAAGCCGACCGGAACATCCTGCTGAACCATCTAAACGGCCACAGTGCCTTTCCAGATGATGAAGCAGCGCAGAAACACAAGGATAAGTATGCTGCCATCCGCCGAAAAAAGCGACTAATGACACAGACCGCATCGGAGGTGATTAGCAATGACTGAAGCTTTGCAGAAAGCCTTGCTTGATTTGAAAGCCCGGCAGGAAGCCGGTGAGCAGATGCCCTGCCCGCGCTGCGGACGAAAAACCATGAAGCCGATTCTGCACACCAATGCATTGAGCCGCCATGCCGACGGTATCTATGTATGCGATGATTGCGGAACAGCGGAAGCAATGCTGGTTTTTATGCAGAACCCTCTTCCCTTAGAGTGCTGGGCACTGTTCCAAGAGGAAAGAGGCACCACAGATTTCAAAGCTGTAATCGGTGAAGAAGCGCTGAAAGTCATTCGGGCTGAGCACCTGCCCCGCCTGTTTCCTCTGTTCGAGCAGTGGAAAACGGGCGTAGCGGATTTCAGAGCACTGCGTACGCAGGCATTGAAGGAATGCCCGGAACTAACACAGCTCTGGGCAGAGCCCTTCCAGGCGTTATACGAGGTGGCGGACGGTGAGATTATGATTCGCTTCAGAACCACGGCAGGCAAGATCGAGGTTGCTATCGACCACCTGACCAAGAACAAATAAGCTTCCTTTGATTTGAAAGCGGTTCAGCAAGGCGCTGGCCGCTTTTCTCTTGCCCGTGTCGGCGCACGTTGGCCCCTGTTTCGGGCTTTGCTGCGGTGATTGAGGGAGCGCCCGAAAAAGCGAACGGCGCGAACGTGGGCCAAATTTGACGCTGATTCAAAAGCATGCCATAAACAAAAACCGCCTTCCGGATTGGAAAGCGGTTGTGTTTTTGCTGTTACCAGCATATGCCTCGTTGAATACTCCGTTTTAAGGCGGGCAGAAGCACTGTCTTGATTTGAGCGTTTAGGCCGAGTTTACTGTAGGCCTCTGCGATGCCGTCGAAATAGCCCTCTGTTGGCGGCGACTGCCGAATTCTATTCATGAGGTAAATCATGCCTTTGATTTGAGAGCCGTCGCTCATGTGAACGAGCCAGATTTCCTTCGTGTAATAGTTTGGGTATCCCTCGTAGTGGTCAAGGTTCTTCTCGTCCCGCTGGTTGATTTCCCAAACGGCAACGGGTACACGGTCATAAATGTTTCCTGTTTTTTCAACAGTAGCGTGGAGGTAAAACTCCAATCGAGCTCCGCTGATGTACCCTGTGCCGACAAGTTTTGCCTCCGGGCAGCGAAACGCCATTTGTTCCTGAACCATGTTGCTGCCGTAAGCGATGTATTTCATAGCGATGCGCCTCCTCGATTTCAAAGCTGCGCTTCTTCCGCGTCCTGCGAGATAAACTCAGCGATGATTTCGTAAATCTCCTGTGTGTCGGCTTTAATGCCGTCCAGTAGAAGGTCATGGGCAATGTCTTCAGCGGCGCTGAGGCACCAACCGGCAATGTCATCGACATCCATGTTTCCGTATATTTCACCCAGCAAGAAGGCTGGCAGGTCAAAGTTCTGATTTGAAAGATTTGTGGTGTTCATGTTATTTCCTCCTATGGCGACGAAATGCTTCAATGCGGCGCGGTTTTCAGGTGTGTTCTTCATAAAGATTATACCTCCTTCGTGATTTGGGAGCCAGCGGCTCTGGTTGAGGGGGTCTTGATTTGAAAGCCCCTTGCAGGAACCACCGGTGTGTCGGTGTCGTTTGTCAGCGGCTTTGGACGATGGTCAGCTGGTATTCGGTTCCGTCGGGCAATCCGATGACCAGACCCTTGTTGTAAGTCATGACCCCGGTTTGTTCGAATGTGCGTACCCGCAGGTTTTCCCAGCAGATTTCTAAGCTGTTGCTTCCTTCGGTAATGAGCTCCATCAGCCCATCCTGCAGTGTGCCTTCGTCGAACCCCTCGTTCTCGTAATCGTTCTCGTACATGGTGTGTCCTTTCTGGGCTATGTGCCCTGCTTGATTTGAAAGCGGTTTCCCGCGACCGAGCTTTGCATGCCCGGTTTCGGCCCGGTACCGCCGGGCGCTCATCAGGCGGGTTGATTTCAAAACTGTGCCTCCTTAGGAAGCCCGGCGTGTCGTTTCTGCGCCGTTTCGCCAAGCGGCGTTTCCGGGCAGGTGCTTGAGCAGGTGTTTCCGGGCGGTTTTAAATTCATCGCCGTTCATTTCCAGCCGCAGGAGCCAGCACCGGAAGGTGTAGGCGGGGTTGTCGGTTTCTGTGCGGCGCGGGCTCGCTGTGCTTACCGTGAGGGCTTGGTGGGAAATCGCCATGCACAGCTGGATGTAGGCCTTGATTTCGCCCGCGTGAAGTGTGCTGTTGAAGGCCCGGAACTCAATGGTGCCCTTTTGGAACACACTGTGCAGGTTCAGCAGGTGGTAGCGGCTTTGGTCGTAATGCTGGTGGGCGCGGTGTTCCCAATCCTGGTCGGCGTACCAAAGCCGGGCGAATTCCTCGGAGCTGGTCGGGCGGCGGCGGTTCAGGGCTTGAAGGAAGTCCTGGTCGACCGGAAGGCACCATCGCGCCCGGCGTTCCGGGCTAACCCGGAGGGCTTGGGTCAAAAGGTCCTCCTTGGCGTTGACCAGGTTGACCAGGTTCCGCAGGGTTTTGGGCGTGTGTGCACCCAGACCAATGTGCACGTGGATGCCGCAGGAAGGGTCAGCGTGTGCCCCGGCGGCCCGCAGTGCCCGCACGCAGGCCTGCACAGTTTCGATGTCTTCCCACCGGCAAATGGGGCTGACGAATTCTGTGCCCTGGTCGCGCGGCCCGGCGATGCTTGCGTCGCTGACCAGCTTCCACCGCCGCCCGTCCGCCGCGGTGACCTCCCAAGCGTCGTACGTGCCCCCGATGTGTCTGAAGGTCGCGCCTTCACCGAGGGTTTCCGCGACCACCTGCGCGGCCCGCTTTCGCGTGATGCGGTTCACTTCTACCTCGATACCGAACGTCTGGTTTTTCATGAAAAGGCTCCTTTCCGGCGGCGGCTTTTCCCGCCCGCCCGGTGCGGTTTTTTCGCCCGCAACACATCCATCACTCAAACCGCCCGGCATAGCAACAACGTTTCTGATATCTTTTCGGGACGGAAGGCTTATCTTTTTGTCGCACTTTCGTCACAATCGGGCGGCTTCCTAATACATGCGCGTGGCGGCTTTTTTTCGCGCCAACCGCCGCCTTTTTTTGTGCAAAAAAACCAACCGCAAAAACCCGCAGCAACTGGTAGCCCGGCCCGACCCGCCGCGCAAAAAAACGCCCGCCGGAACCGCGACTGAACCGGTGGCCCCACCCGTCAAAAAACACACCAGCCCGCCCGGGCCTTCCGCGCGCCCAATGGGGAGGGGGGGATTGAATCTCTGGGAGTGCATTTTAGGAGACCGCGCCCCCCTCACGCGTGAATTTCCGACAAATTAGGGGGTGGGGGTATCAGCCTGCGCGGACAATAAAAAACCGCCCCGAAGGACGGTGACTTGACTGTTATCTTGACCTGTATCTTGCATTGGAGGTGCTTGATGAATACGAATCTGAACATGCAGAGGATGCCGATTGACCGGTTGAAGCCTGCCAAATATAACCCCAGAAAAGACCTGAAGCCCGGTGATCCTGCGTATGAGAAAATCAAGCGCAGCCTGCACGACTTTGGGTATGTTGACCCCATCGTTTGGAATGAGGTCACGGGCAACATCGTGGGCGGACATCAACGCTATAAAGTACTAAAAGCCGAAGGGGTAAGTGAAGTGGACTGCGTTGTGGTACACATTGAGAACCCCGCAGATGAAAAGGCTTTGAATATTGCACTGAACAAAGCGACTGGTGATTGGGAACCCATTGCCTTGGCGGATTTGCTGCAGGAGCTGCAGTTGTCCGGTTATGACCTGGGAGCGACAGGCTTTGATGCTGCTGAGGTAGATGACCTCTTTTCCAAGGTGCATGACAAGGATGTGCACGATGACGACTGTGACCTCGACCCGGAGCAAATTGCTCCGTATGTAAAGACCGGCGACATCTGGACGCTTGGCAGGCACCGCATGATGTGCGGGGACAGCACGGATCCATATGCCGTGGAATTGCTCATGGATGGAACCAAAGCAAACCTGATTGTCACCGACCCGCCTTATAATGTCGCGTATGAATCCGCTGACGGGAAGAAAATCAAAAATGACAGCATGGCTGACGAGCAGTTTTTCTCCTTCCTCTTGGCAGCTTTTAAGAACATGGCCGCGCATATGGCTGAAGGCAGCAGCGCATACATCTTCCATGCGGACACTGAAGGATTGAACTTTCGCCGGGCTTTCAAAGAGTCCGGCTTTCATATTTCCGGCGTTTGCATTTGGGTAAAGAACAGCCTGGTGCTTGGCCGCAGTCCGTATCAATGGCAGCATGAACCGGTGCTATACGGCTGGCTGCCCAATGGCAAGCATAAATGGTTCTCTGACCGGAAGCAGTCTACGATATGGAACTTTGATAAGCCAAGGAAAAGTGCTGACCATCCGACCATGAAGCCGATTCCATTGCTCTGCTACCCAATTAAAAACAGCTCTGCACCCAATGCTGTTGTGATGGATTTATTCGGTGGCAGCGGCAGTACGCTGATTGCCTGTGAACAGACTGATCGCATCTGCAAAACCATGGAGCTTGACCCGAAATATGCAACCGTTATCGTTGAAAGGTTCCATACCGAATATCCGGATGCGGAATGCAAGGTGCTTCGCAACGGTGAAGATATTTCCTATGAGGACGTAATAACTCATATTACACTTTGAAAAGCAACTCATATTTAAGGGAGGAGGTGACGCTTTATGGCGACACGAGGAAGAAAGCCCCTGCCCACGGCAATCAAAGTGCTGGAAGGCGACCGTGGCAAAGGCAGACGACCCTTGAACAAGGATGAGCCCATCCCGTCGCAGGAGAACCTCCGATGTCCGTCCTGGCTGATGCCGGAAGCGAAAAAGGAATGGAAGCGTCTGGCTCCTTCCCTGACTGCGATGGGCGTGCTGACAGAGCATGACATAGAAGCCTTCGCAGGTTATTGTCAGGCATACGCCCGCTGGCGAGAGGCTGAAGAATTTATGACAAAGCACGGAACCATCTTTAAAACACCGTCCGGCTATGTACAGCAGGTTCCGCAGGTGTCTATTGCTATGCAGAATCTAAAAATCATGCAGTCCTTCTGTTCGGAGTTCGGCCTAACACCTGCAAGTCGAGCGCGGCTATATGCAGGCGGAGGAGATAAGTCCGATATGGATGACCCGATGGAGTCCGTCCTGAAGGGAGGCTGGCAGGATGTTCAGTGAAGCCAAAGCCCGACGGGTAACACAGTTCATTGAATGCCTGCGGCATACCAAGGGTGAGTTCCACGGGAGACCGTTCAAGCTGCTGCCCTGGCAAAAAAAGGTTATCCGAGATGTGTTCGGTACTGTCCGTGATGAAGATCCGTCCATGCGGCAGTACAATACCGCATACATCGAAATACCCAAGAAGAACGGAAAGTCAGAACTTGGCGCGGCGATTGCGCTGAACATGCTGTGCAATGATGACGAGTGGCGGGCGGAGGTTTACTCATGCGCCAGTGACCGTCAGCAGGCTGCCATTGTCTTTGATGTGGCTGTAGACATGGTAAAGCAATCTCCCGCGCTCAGCAAGCGGATCAAAATCATTCCTTCTACAAAGCGGATGTTTTTTCAACCAACCGGAAGTATTTATCAGGTGTTGTCCAGCGAGGTTGCCACCAAGCACGGTCTGAACGTAAGCGCCTGCATCTTTGATGAGCTTCATACACAGCCGACACGTGCCTTATATGATGTCATGACGCAGGGTTCCGGCGATGCTCGGAAACAGCCGTTGTGGTTTTTCTTGACTACAGCTGGTACCGACCGGGAATCCATTTGCTGGGAGGTTCATCAGAAAGCACTGGATATTATCGAAGGCCGCAAGGACGACCCGCGCTTTTATCCTGTGCTATACGGTCTGCCGGATGACGCAGACTGGACGGATGAAAAGAACTGGTACAAAGCCAATCCATCCTTGGGGCATACCATTGCCATTGACAAGGTACGTGATGCCTTCCGAAAAGCTCAGGAAACGCCAGCGGATGAAAACATGTTCCGACAGCTTCGTCTGAACCAATGGGTCAAGCAGTCCGTCCGATGGATGCCGATGGATAAATGGGATGAATGCGGCGGAGCGGTTAATGAGGATGAACTGGAGGGCCGAGCTTGTTACGCTGGCTTGGACTTATCCTCCACCAGCGACTTGACCGCTATGGTGTTGGTCTTTCCTCCACGAGATGAAGATGAACAGTATATCGTTGTTCCACACTTCTGGCTGCCGAAAGATACACTGCAGCTGCGCGTCCGGCGTGACCATGTTATGTATGACAAGTGGGAGCATCAAGGTTTAATCCATACCACGGAAGGCAATGTGGTTCATTATGGTTTCATTGAAAAGTTTATCCTTCAGCTGGGTGAGCGGTTCAATATCCGTGAGATCGCATATGACCGCTGGAACGCCACCATGATGGTACAAACGCTTGAAGATGATGGTTTCAACATGGTTCCGTTCGGTCAGGGATTCCGAGACATGAGCCCTCCGACAAAAGAACTGATGCGCATTGTGCTGGAACGAAAGCTGAATCACGGCGGGCATCCGGTGCTTCGCTGGAACGTGGACAATGTTTTCGTAAGAACAGATCCCGCAGGCAACCTAAAAATCGACAAGGAAAAGTCCACGGAAAAGGTCGATGGTGCGGTTGCATTGGTGATGGCACTTGACCGTGCCATGAAAAATCAGAACGGTGAATCTGTGTATGACACCCGCGGGCTGCTTATCATTTAGGAGGAAACAAAATGCCATATAAACCCAAAAGACCCTGCCGCTATCCCGGATGTTCCGGTTTCTGCGAGCAGGGTCAAGTATTCTGTAAGGATCATATGGAATGGTCAGGAGACCGACTGCGCGGCGGTGCTGATGCACGTGGTTACAACTTTCGCTGGCGTAAGGCCAGAGCTATCTTCTTAAAAGAACATCCATTATGCGCTTTCTGCCGTGCTCAAGGGAAACTCACCCCAGCAACGGTAGTCGATCATATCATTCCGCACAGAGGTGACCGAAATATTTTCTGGGATGAAGGTAACTGGCAGCCGCTCTGTAAGGAATGTCACGATAGGAAAACTGGAAGCGGACAGTAGTGGTCTCTAAAATAAATCAAGGACAATGCAGGCATTGTCCTTGCGTACGATCACTCTTTGTGAGAGCTCACGTCCTTATAACGGATTAAGTATACGGCAATCAAATAAGATTGTCAATGGTTTTTTGGAGGAATTCAAGTGATGATGTGACCAGAAGATTGGATGAAAAATAAACTATATTCTTCATCATTCTATCATCAGCAAATACTTTTAGTTCCTTCATATCTGTATCGTAGTTCCCTGATGAAACAACATTCTTGTATGCGTAAAGCATAGAAACAATTTCCAAAATTGGTCGGCAAGACAGTTTCTTTTTACGCCCAACTTTGGGGATATCTGATAGACTAGCAACGAACTGGGAGATGATTTCAGGCGGTGCTGTATCGGAAGCCGCTTCCAGATTATTCAACAAGCAATTATTATGTGCACATGCATTTCGCAAACTTCTTACAGGATTAAGCACTTTTGTTGGAAGTTGATTGCTGGAGAGCAAACCTCTTTTAATGCAGAATTGATAGAAGCGGGTCAACATGCCAAAATCTATTATTTCCATAAAGACCCAAATTGGACAATTAGATTTAAGTACGTCGGTTCGGAGAGTTGAACCCTCATCTATTACATAGCATATATCGAAATATTTGTTAATCAAATCTTTCGTGAAAACGGCATCAGCTTTTTTTGCTATATCTGATAAGACTGATGGACACTCTCTGATAAAATCGTCTATTATCTGATATCCATCTTCCCTCTCTGCCTGAGAAACAGTTTCCACAAGCATTACCTTCATTGCATGCTCAATATTAATACACATCTTCAGCAAGATCGTTCGCAGATGATGGTCAATTGTTGAAAGCTCCACCAGGTAAGCAAAGTCTAAATTGATGTATTTCCCTTTGTTCTCAGTTTGACGGTACTTTGGATAATTCTTCCTGTAAGAAGCTGTTCGCAGATAATTGTTCCTCTTTGATAAATAGTTTATCGCCGCTTCTTCACTCATAACAGAGAAAGTTACACCTTTTTCTTCTCTGAGCAAGGTCACAAGCTCTTGTGCAGTCTTTTTGGGTTTCTCTGCCCGAAGATTAATACTCAAGTGAAGTCCTCCGCATTAAAATGTCATATTAGCGTGAAAATGCGTTTTTATCCCTATTTGTATCGCTATGCAATATGGACTTTAGTATTATAACACCGAAGGAATTCTTTGTCACCGTAGCATAAATTATCCGAATGGTAAGACGATTCAAGAGAAAATTCTAAGCATGATATTATTGTGGAAAATGCAAAGGGCATCCAGCTAACCGAACGTCTCTTCTTCTATGGAGGAAAAAAGAATGAAAAACCCCTTCACCAACTTGTTCCGTGCGCGGGATAAGCCTCAGGATGCGGTGTCCGCCGCGCCTGTTTTTTATTTCGGCATTAGCGGCGCAGGCAAACCTGTCACGGCGCAGACAGCCATCCAACTGTCTACGGTATATGCCTGTGTGCGCGTCATCTCGGAAACGGTGGCCAGTCTTCCGCTAGGCGTATATGAAAGCAAACCGGACGGCAACCAGAAAGCGACGGAGCATCCACTGTATCGACTGCTTCATGACGAACCCAACAGCGAAATGACATCCTTCGTTTTCAGGGAGGTCATGCTGGCACACCTGCTCCTATATGGCAACAGTTACAGTCAGATTATCCGTAACGGAAAAAACCAGGTTGTCGGTCTGTACCCCTTGCTTCCGGATCGCATGAATGTAGATAGGGATAATAAAGGAGCCCTGAAATACACCTACACAACCAGCGATGGAAAGACCGTTTCTATCAAGCCGCAGGACATCCTTCATATCCCCGGCCTTGGCTTTGACGGTGTGATGGGTTACAGCCCCATCGCCCTGGAGAAAAGCGCCATCGGCTTAGGTATCGCGTCCGAGGAGTATGGCAGCAAATTCTTCTCCAACGGCGCACGGCCCTCCGGCATCCTGACTCACCCCAATACGGTGAAGAATCCGAAGGCCGTCAGAGACAGTTGGAATAGTGCCTATGGCGGTTCATCCAATGCTAACCGTGTCGCTATTCTTGAAGAAGGCATGACCTTCTCGCCCCTGAGCATTCCAAATAATGAGGCGCAGTTCCTCGAAACACGAAAGTTTCAAGTGGATGAGATCTGCCGAATCTTCAGGGTACCGCCGCATCTGGTCGGCAACCTGGAGCACGCCACTTTCTCGAACATTGAGCATCAAAGCATTGACTTTGCCGTTCATAGCATCCGACCTTGGCTTGTCCGAATCGAACAGTCCATGAATCGTGCCCTTTTTTCCATCCAGGAGAAAGGGTGCTTTTATGTGCAGTTCAATATCGACGGTCTGATGCGCGGGGACTATAAGTCCCGTATGGAAGGCTATGCCATTGCACGGCAAAACGGTTGGATGAGCGCCAATGATATCCGGGAACTGGAAAACCTCAACCCCATCTCTGACGCGGAAGGCGGCAACGCTTACCTTGTCAACGGCAACATGATCCCCATTGATCAAGCAAGAAAGGAGCCTACGAAATGAAAAAGTTCTGGAACTGGGCTCGCGATGAAGATGAAACTCGCACCCTGTTTCTGGAGGGCGTGATCGCTGAAGAGAGCTGGTTCGCGGATGATATTACCCCCGCAGCCTTTAAGAAAGAACTCTTTTCCGGCAAAGGACCGATCACCCTTCATATCAATTCGCCCGGCGGCGACTGCATTGCGGCCAGCCAAATCTACACCATGCTTATGGATTATCCCCATGATGTGACGGTGCAGATTGATGGTATGGCAGCCTCTGCTGCTTCCGTAATCGCCATGGCTGGAACACGGGTGTGCATGAGCCCGACCAGTATGATGATGATCCACAATCCTTTTACCATAGCCCAGGGCGATTCCGCAGAAATGCAGAAAGCCATTCAGCTGCTGGACGAGGTGAAGGAAAGCATTATCAACGCATACGAAATCAAAACCGGCCTGTCCCGTTCCAAGCTATCCCACCTAATGGACAGCGAAACATGGATGAATGCGTGGAGGGCTAAAGAGCTTGGCTTCTGCGATGAAGTCCTCTACACCTCCGGAACCCAAGAGCCTGACAACATGTCGGGCTTTTCTTTTGCCCGGAAAACGGCAGCGGCACACCTCATGAATCGTCTGCTGGCTTCTGTTCCCAAGCCGGAAGAAAAACCAACAGACACCCGTGTAAATGCAGCGGACTATGACAAAAAGCTGCAGCAAATTAAATACCTTTAAGGAGGAAGAATGAATGAAAGAACTCATGGAAATGCGCGAAAAGCGCCTGAATGCCTGGAACGCCGCTAAGGCTTTCCTCGATAGCCATCGCGGAACTGACGGTCTGTTGTCAGCCGAGGATGACAGCATCTACAACAAAATGATCGATGATGTGGACAAACTCGGCAAGGAAATCGTCCGTCTGGAGAAGCTGGAAGCCCTTGACGTGGAGATGTCCCGCGCAACCAGCAGGCCCTTGGTTTCCACTCCGATTATGCACCCGAAAGAAGAAGTAGCTGAAAGCAAGACAGGGCGTGGTACCCGTGATTACACCACCAACTTCTGGCGTACTATGCGCAGCAAGTCTGTGCCTCATGAGGTGATGAATGCGCTGGAAGTCGGCACCGATTCCGAGGGCGGCTATCTGGTCCCTGACGAGTACGAACACACTCTTATTGAAGCACTGGAAGAACAGAACATATTCCGTCAGCTGGCGCATGTGATTCATACCTCTTCCGGCGATCGGAAGATTCCTGTCGTCGCGTCCAAAGGCACTGCACAGTGGATCGACGAAGAAGCCCAGTACCCTGAAAGCGACGATGCCTTCGGCCAGGTGTCCATTGGCGCGTATAAGCTGGCGACCATGATCAAAATCAGCGAGGAGCTTCTCAACGATTCTGTATTCGATATGCCCAGCTACATCGCCAAAGAGTTTGCTCGCCGTATCGGCGCTGCCGAGGAAGAAGCCTTCTTTACCGGCAATGGTACCGGAAAACCGCTGGGCATTCTGGCTGCCACCGGCGGCGCACAGACGGGCGTTACCGCCGCGAAAACGGATGCCGTAACCTTTGATGAGGTCATGGATCTGTTCTACTCCCTGCGCTCTCCCTATCGCAGAAATGCTGTGTTCATCATGAACGACAGCACGGTGAAAGCACTGCGCAAACTCAAGAACGGCGCAGGCGACTACATCTGGCAGCCCTCCGTGACTGCCGGAACCCCCGATACCATTCTGAACCGTCCGGTATATACCTCCGGATTCATGCCTGCCTTGACTACCGGCAGCAAGACCATTCTGTTCGGTGATCTCGGCTACTACTGGGTAGCCGACCGTGAAGGCCGTTCATTTAAGCGCCTGAATGAACTCTATGCTCCGACTGGTCAGGTGGGTTTCCTTGCCTCCCAGCGTGTCGATGGCAAGCTGATCCTGCCCGAAGCGGTGAAGGTGTTGGTGCAGGCCTAACAACCACGGGAGTCATCCTTAAGGGGTGGCTCCCTTTTAGAAGGGAGAAAAATAAATGAGTGAAACACGCTCGGCCAAAAACTATTTTGCACACGGCGGCAATGAACTGGTGGTGGGCGGCAAGCTGACCTTCCTGCCTGGTGCAGCCGTGGAAGGTGCAGATGGGTTATTCGACTTGCCCACTGCGGGTAGCGGTACCGTTCTGCCTTTTCTGGCAGACAGCACGGCAACCACCGTAGCCCAGCTGAGAGAGGATTACAATCGTTTGCTTGGGGCATTGCGTGCAGCTGGGCTGATGGAGGCGGGTGATCCCTGATGATCATTACTGTCGATGAGGTGAAAACACATCTGCGCATCCAGCATGATGAAGAAAATGCCTACATCGAAAGCCTTATCAAGCGCGCAACCGCAGAAGCCGAAGACTACTGCCGTGTGACCTTTGAGCATCAAGCTAATGATGGAACACAGACAGAAGCTCCGGAGCCCGTCCGACTGGCCGTTCTTCTGATGACCAGTTTTTATTATGAGAATCGGGATATTCCCGATATGACCACTTACAAGGCTACGCGGATGGCCTTTGACCATCTGCTGTACCCGCACCGCGATCCTGGGAAAATGTTCTAACGGAGGTGATTCTGCTTGCGCGGTTATAAGAACTTTGAAAGCGACCCACATCCGGGGGATCTGAAACACTTGATCCAGATCGGGTACACGGAAAGCCCTGTGAATGAAAACGGTTATCCGGTGGCCAGAGATGTGATCGTCTGTAAGGCTTGGGCCGCTGTAACGGACGCGGGAAACCAACACTACCGCGCAGCGGATGCTATGAACGCCGAAGCCGTTATCAACTTCACCATCCGGTATCGCAGCGATATCAAGCCCGGCATGTGGGTGCTGTTTCAAGGAGATAAATGGAACATCTCAACGCTGGGTGAGTACGGCTTTAAACGCGCCTATCTGGGCCTGAAGGCTTCCATTGCCAAGGGGGTGAGCGGATGAAACAGGTACAGGCCGCTCTTCGCGATATCGGAATTCCCGTCATCGCCGGTGTGTGGCGTGCTGCAACATCGGACCTGAACCCGCCGCCGCAATATTGTGTTTATTCTACGGTTACCACGGAAGGAAGCCATCAAGATGACCGCGTGACTTCCTTCCGTACTTTTGTGTACCTGAACCTCTGGAGCGGCAGCGATCCGACCGCTATGGCGGATACGATTCGGGCGGCTATGTATCGCTACGGCTTTGCCATGGTGGAGGAATCCGATAAAGGCTACAACCAGCCCGCCTACGACACGGCTACCCGGCAATACACAGTCCAATGGACATGGTGCTGGAGAGAGGATGTGGACGATGGCAATTGAACTGCGCGGCTTTGATGACCTTCAAAATGACATGGTCAACATGGCCAATGCTTTGGAGCAGGGACCGGGCGTCAACCGTGCGCTGAGAGCAGGCGCTGCGCCGATTGAAGCTCAGATGCTTCATAACGCCAGCACTGACCCGAAAATCATCACAGGTGCTCTGCATTCTTCTATTCATACGGGCAACGTAAAAAAGAAACGTGGCGGCGGCAAGCAGATCACCATTGGTGTCCATCACTCGGAACACAAAGCGTACTACGCAAACCCGGTTGAGTTCGGCCATGGAGGCCCTGCGCCCGCTCCTGCTCACCCTTTTGTGCGGCCTGCCTTCGACACTCGGGCTGATGAGGCCTATTCAGAAATCAAGCGTGTCCTTCGGGACGAACTAAAAAACAGATAATTGGAGGAATTATATTATGCCGACTCCTACTGCTTCTCCGGCTGTATCTTCTACGGTCGGTCTCAAAAACATGGTGATTGCTCCTTTGACGGAGGACACCGAAACGACCCTGACCTATGGTGCGCTGCAGCTGGTAGCTGGCGCGATTGAGGCAACGGTTACCCCTGAAAACGCGGATCCCGACGTCCAGTATGCGGATGATGTGGAATTTGACGTGCTGTATCCGGATCCCAACCTAACATTCAATACAAAGATGGCGGATATTCCGCTGGCCATCCAGGAAATGATCTTCGGCAACCAGATTGATGATAACGGTGTGCTGGTCAGGACTTCTACGGATAAGCCGCCGTATTTCGCGGTCGGCTTCAAGAGTGAAAAGTCCAACGGCAAGTTCCGCTATGTATGGCTGTACAAGGTTCGTGCAAAGCCCCTGACGGAAAACTATGCCACCAAGGAAGGCACCACAATTAACCGTCAAACCGGTGAAGTTTCGTGGACCGCTATCAAGCGCACTCGCGATGGACGCTATCAAGCTGTAGCGGATGAAGGTGAGAATGGTTTTACGGCTGAGAAGGGTGTCACCTTCCTGCAGTCTGTGTATGAGCCTGTCTTCACGCCCTCTCCGTGAGGCTGATCCCCGTTAATCCTGCTGCCGTAGGAATGCCCTGCGGCAGCATTCTTTTCTGTGTTTTGGGAGGAAAAACGAATGATTACATGTTCGCTTGGCAAAAAGAAATACACTGTGGACTTTGTTTCAGGCAGAGCGCTGCGTGAAATGGAGCCCGCCTCAAAAATGTATGGTCGGCTGGTACGCCTGTCGCAGGATGCCATCGAGGGCAAGGATGTTTCACAGGAACAACTGACTGTCCCGGACGCACTGGACACCATGGTGAAGTGGTTCTGCTTGCTTTTTAATAATCAATTCACGCCGGACGAAGTCTACGACAACTATCCGGCTGACCGTCTCATGCATGATATTGCGCTGGCGCTGATGGCTGTGCAGACACAGACCACTGAGGTGCTGGACACTTTCCCTACGATTCCGGTGGTGCAGGAAGCGGAACAGATTCTGATGGAGAATCAGAAGGAACCCTGACGCTGCCGGAATATATCTACGCTACATTTAATGAGCTGCTAAAGAACGGGTGGCGGATGAAGGAAATCGATGAAATGGATATGCTGGGCTTCCTTCGCCTGCGGGCATGGGATGCACAGCGTGAGCAGATAAAGAAAACACCCCGTCATACTTTTATTGACGAGGTGTGGGGATCGGTAAAGCCCTAACGCTGCTCATTCGTTCCAGACACGCTGAAAAAACTCCGCGACCGTTACCACTTGAATGTCTTTTATCCGTTTTAATGAAAGCAAGTCTTTGTCCCCGCTTACGATATACAAGCACTGTGCGTCGATGGCGCATTCAATAAACTTGTCATCATCAGGATCACGGCAAACATGAAGTTGTGTTTCAGGTTCAATCATTTGGCAAGCCGCAACAATGTGTGTCAGCGGTACAGCGACTTTTTTCACCGGATATTTGTTTTGAAGATAGTGCACGGTTTCATGATATTCTTCAATGATTTCCGGTGAAACAAAAGCTTCCAGTCTGCGCTCAAGCAGCAGTTCCAGAAGTTTTCGAGGCTGACCGCCAAAGAAAATTGCTGACGCGACAACATTTGTATCGATCACGATCTTCATTTTATCTGTTTCTTAGCTCTGCGCACTTCCTTGACCGCAATGCCAATATCCTCCTCGCTCAGCCCGACATCCGCTGCCCACTTTTCCGCTTGATCCATCATGGAACGAAACTCTTTGAGATCTGGCTTGATGATGGGTTTGAGCAGGATGTTCTCTCCATCGCTGAGAACCATTAACTTTGAACCCGGCTGCAAAGCAAGCGAGTCGCGTATGGCTTTAGGAAGTACAATCTGCCCTTTGGAAGAAATAGCGGTAACTTCCGTTAAATACTCAGTCATGACAATCCCTCCTTTTCGGTAAGATTTTCTTACCGTTATTATACCACGTTATCCTATTTTTGCAATAGTAGAAGGTAAGCAATGTGGCAGAAACCCTGCGCGAGCTGTTGACCACGCTATTGGTTGGCTTGTCTACGCCCGTGGGCATGGGACGCGCAGCGAGAGCAGATAAAGAAAACACCCCGTCATGCTTTTATTGACGAGGTGTGGGGATCGGTAAAGCCTTACCTGATTACTTTTGAAGAAATAGAGCGCGAAGGTAATCCTGTTTTTGATGGAGAATGCGAACAATCACTACTTCTTCATCGTTCTCCAAATAGAAAATGCAGTAATTCTCACAGGGAAGATAACGGTATTCCGTATGAACGGCAATCATCGCATCCAAAGATTTGCCCTGGCGTGGAAAGGACTGAAGCCCTTCGACAGTACGGCGAAGCTCATGAAGGATACGGTCGGCGGCTGTAGGGTTTAATAGCTCGTCTCGAATATACATCCGAATGGTAATTAAATCCTTACGGGCTTCTCCGGAAACAATGACTTTTGCCATCTTACCCCTCCAGTCCCGCGAATGCTTCCTCAATACTCAAGCCGCCTTCTGACCGTACAGACTCTATGCCCTTAGAGAGCTCAGCCAGCAGTTGAACAGTTGCTTTCATCTTTTCGTATTCTTCCATGCTTTGCACAACATACTTGCCTCTGCCGTTTTTGGTGAGATATACCACAGAGCCTGTATCGCAGTGACTGAGTACTTCAGAGTAATTCTTGAGATCGGAAATAGGAACGATATTTGTCATAACACTCACTCCTTTCGCTCAAAGTATACCAAAATATACCGGCAGATTCAACGGTAAATTTAACCCAAAGAAGGTGATTTTCAATGGCTGAAACCCTGCGCGAGTTGGTGGTCGCGCTGTCGCTGGACTCCAGCAATTTTTCACGCAATATGCGTACCATCAATCAGCAGATCAAAGAAGCCGAATCCACCTTCCGTCTGGCGGGTGCAGGTGTGGACAACTTTGAAAAGACTATCGCCGGAACTGAATCCAAGCTGTCCATGTTGGGAAGCAAGATGACACAGCAAAACCGTGCTGTGGAACAGTACAGCCGTGCGCTTGTGGCGGCCAATGATAAGCTGAAAGAAAACTACCAGCGGCATCAGGAATATAGTCAGCGTCTGGCTGAAGCAAAGGCTCGGCAGCAAGACCTGCGCTTTGAAGTAGAAGCGTCCAAATTCGCCTATGAAAACTACCGTGATTCCCTCGGTGAAACGGACTCCGCTACCATCACTGCCAAGCAGAACATGGAGCGGTACCAGCAGGAATACGAGGATACGACGGTCGAGGTCAATAAACTGGACGGCCAGGTCAAGGCGCTGCAAAAGACTATGCAGAACAGTTCGGATACTGTTTCAAAGGCGCAGACAGACCTGAACAACGCCAAGTCTGGCGTCAAAGCTGCCGAGGCTGAGGTCCGCAAGCTGACCGAAGAGCTGTACCGGATGAAGTCCGCATGGACACAATCAGGCGATGCCTTAACCGCTATCTCCAAGAAATGCGATGCGATTTCCAAGGTCATGACAAAGACCGGGAAAACACTCACTGCCAGTATCACTGCCCCGATTGCTGCGCTGGGAACCGGTGCAATCAAAGCCAGCATTGATTATGAATATGCCTTTGCCGATGTCCGTAAGACCGTTGAAGCGACAGAAGAAGAATATGGAGCGCTTTCCGATTCCATCAAACAGATGTCCACAGAGGTGGCCGCTTCTGCAGAAGATATTGCGCAGGTTATGTCTATCGCCGGTCAGCTGGGCATTGAAAACAAGTATCTTTCTGAATTTACCCGAACGATGATTGACCTTGGCAACAGTACGAACATGGTCGCAGCGGATGCTGCCAGCCAAGCAGCTCGGTTCGCCAACATCATGGGCATGAATCAGAACGAGTTCCAGAATCTTGGCTCCACGCTGGTTGACCTGGGCAACAATTATGCCACGACCGAATCGGAAATCATGGCCATGTCTCTGCGGCTGGCCGGTGCCGGAAAGCAGGTCGGCCTGAGCGAATCTCAAATTCTGGGTTTTGCCGCTGCGCTCTCCTCTGTCGGCATTGAATCACAGATGGGCGGTTCCGCTTTCTCTAAGGCGCTGATTAAAATGGAGGTCGCTGCAGAAACCGGCGGTGATGCGCTGGAGGATTTTGCTAAGGTATCCGGAATGAGCGCGGAACAGTTCAAAACACTCTGGCAGACGGATGCAGCCGGTGCGTTTCAGGCGTTTATTGTCGGTCTCTCGAAGATGGACGAGAACGGCGTCAGCGCAATCAAGACGCTGGACGATATTGGCATTGCTGAAATCAGGCTCAGGGACACACTTCTACGTGCTACGAACGCAACGGATTTATTTAGCAAAACACAGATAACCGCCAATCAGGCGTGGGCAAAGAACACCGCGCTGGCTGAGGAAGCCAACAAACGATATGCTACGACAAAGTCCCGCCTGATGAACTTGAAGAATACGGCGATCATGTTTACCCGCCAAATTGGTGACGATCTGAACCCTACGATTCAGTCTGTAATCGACAAAGCAAATGATCTGCTGCAGAAGTTCCTGTCCATGGACGCTTCCCAGCGGGAATCCATAGTCAAATGGGCTACTTTTGCCGCGGCTGTCGGTCCGGTGATTCTGGTGCTGGGAAAAGTGGTCGGCGCAGTCGGCACAGTGTCCGGGGCTTTGGGAAAAGCCTTCACAGCTGTTGGCAAGTTTTCCGCGAAAGTCAGTGTGGCTGGCGGCGGGCTCGGCGGGATGGTGAAAACCTTAGCTTCCTCGAAGCTGGCGATGGTCGCACTTTCAGCTGCTGTCATTTATAGCGCTGTGAAGCTGGCCGATTATGCCTCCGGTGCCAAAGCAGCCCGTGAAGCACTTCAGGGCATGGCGGCTACTGCGAAAAAGTGGAAAGAAACCGAAGCGGATACATTTTACAGGAAAAGCGAGGGACTGACCTTCTTTGGAATGAGCGAGGACGATTTCAAACGGCAGGTCGGCAGTTCCAAGGAATGGCTAAGCGGACTGCTGGGCGTATGGTCTGACGGTAAAAAGGAAACGGATGAGCAGATTTCCGAATGGACGGATTCCTTCAAAACACTGACCGCTTCAACCAGAGATGAACTTTTCAATCTGAAGAAAACCGCGGATGATGCAGGTTATTCTTCCGTTTCTGCGCAGCTTCAGGCAGATATCAATACGCTTGATGCTATGGATGCGGAAATTGCCAAGCTTCTGAAGAAAAAGAAAAATCGTAACCTGTCCGATAAGGATAAAATTCGCTTGCAGGAGCTCATCGATACCCGCGAGGCAATCGAGGTCAAATATCATCTCTCCGTCGCAGAAACGGACGGTTTTGATACGATCCGGAACAAAGTGGAAGCTGAGGTTGCCCGTGCACAGGCCCGAGGCCAAGAGGTCGGTGCGGAAGTCTATGAGAATGCGTTGGTTGCCGCTGGTGAAGGCATGGCTACGGTCAATGCTTCTCTGGATGAGCAGTACGACAAGGAATATGCAGTCGTCCAGTTAATCAAGGACAGCGCGGAACAGCAAAAAGCTATGGATGAGCTAAACGCTAAGTACAATATGGATCGCCGCGCTGCCGCCCTGGAGTATGCTCAGCTGATGGCCGATGTCGTAACGCCTGTCTGGGAACAGGATAATGTGCAGGAAGCGAAAACTCAAGTCGGTGACCTGATGCAGCTCCTGCGTCAATATAGTGCTGCAGCAACGGACGCGGAAAAGAAAGCCTTCCTGCCGGAGATGAACAAGTTGACGGCCAGCATGGATGAGGGGGCTCTGACAGAGTATGTTGCCCTGCTGACACAGATTCAATCCCTGCTGGATGGCGGGATGAGCGAAGCAGAAGTCCAAAAGATGTTCCCGGATATCGATTTCTCCTCTGCTTTGGAACAGTTAGCTGCGATCCAGACATACCTGACGGCCAACAAGTGGGATCCTAATCTGACGAGTATAAACGATATGTTCGGCACGGCTGTCGGAGAGGAAGTCCTGAAGATCGCTGCAGACCTTGACATGACCGGCGCAATCGCACGCTGGCAGGAATGGGCTGCCAATCCCGGCTCAATCACAACGGACGCTGTCATCACCGGTTATACGGAAGCGGAAAATGCCACGAAACAGCAGCCCATTGTAGATGCCTTCATCGGCAAGTACACAGAACAGCCGGAGGGTGTGGACAAAACCTCTCTTACGCCAAACGGGCTGGTTGCTTATGTTCAGACATACGCGGAGGCTACAACCGGAACGGATGTGTCTGCGCTGAATCCCACAAACGTGACCGCTATGGTCACTGCCTACAAGGAACTGGCTGAGGGTGCGGATGTAACACAGCTCACCCCGAACGAGATCACGGCCTACATCACCAAGTATCTGGAAAAGGAAGGCGCAGACACTTCAAACCTGACACCATCCGCTATTACGGCTTTCATTTTGGCCTATGAGGAAGTCACTGGGGGCGCATCTACTGCGGCCTTGAAGCCTTCCAATGTAGTCGGTCTGATCACAAAGTATGCAGAAGCAGAAAACGTGGATGTTTCCGCACTTTCATCCGCACAGGTGGAAGGCATCGTAACGAAATTCTCTGAAGCCACCGGATGCGATAAGTCCGAACTGATGAAGGAATTTACCGCTTACATCACTGAGTACAAAGAAGCTGAAGGCGTGAAAAAGCCTACGCTGAACATGCAGGTCGGACTTTCTGGTTATGATCTGCTGGCGTATCGCCGCTGGCTTCAAAATAATAAAGTCGAAGTGGAAGGCATTGTGCGGCTGAGTGAAGCCTACCAGGATCCCAGCGGTGTCATGAATGAACCCGGCGTCAAATACTGGAAGGATGGTCAGGAAATCCCGGTCAGCGCAGTTACCAAAGATATGCTGAAACCGGATGATGTGGCCATTCTGGATCAGGATGGCACCATGCACATTCTTATCACCACAGAGGTGTCCGGTGCACCGGAGGCTATCAAGGAAATGCGTGAGCAGGTGGCCGAGGTGGATCAGCTGGGTATGACAAAGCTAGGCACTGCCCTGACAGGTGTGCTTCCTATGAACCTCATGGACTTTATCGATGCCGCGCAGAAGCGAATTGAGACGTTCAAGAATCCTGGCTTCCTTGATTTTGCATGGCTGACGGACCTATTCAGTTCGACTGCCCGTCTGGAAACACTCGACCGCTCAATGCAGTTAGATTTTGACTCCGAAAACGTGGCACGGCTATCCACGTATGTAGCTGAAGTCGTGAAAGCGATCCAGAACGGCGACCAGGTCAGTCAGGAAGATATGGATAACCTAACTGCGATTCTGGATTTTGTGAAGAATCTGGACTCTGTCGGTGTGGGCGAGAATGTGACTGCTGGTATTGCGGAAGGCATGACGGAAGCTGGATGGGATACCAGTGCAGAAACGCTCGCCGCTAATCTTGAAGCAGCCATCAACAGCGCTTTCGTCATTCACAGCCCGTCTGAGCGCATGAAACCCTCCGGTGAATACATCGCTGAGGGTATCGGCTCTGGCATGGACGGATATGACTTTTCTACGAATGCTGCAACGGTGGCCGATAAGTTGGAAGCAGCTATCACCGCCGCATTTGGATTTGATGCTTTTTTAGCAAGCGGAGTAAGTGCCATGGCCGGACTAGCCGGAGCACTGACGTCGTATGACATGAGCGGTGCTGGGCGCTTGGTAGCTACCAACATAAAAAATGCTCTATCTTCCAGCCTGACGCCCTTATCATTGCAGTCCATAGGCATCAATGCGATGTCCGGACTGAGGGCAGGCATTCAGGCAGGACGCTCCGGTGTGATCAACGCCATGCAATCCGCTGCCCGCGCGGCTGTGAATGCCGCTAAGCGTGAACTGAAGATTGCGTCCCCATCAAAGGTATTCCGGGACGAGGTTGGCTCCATGACCATGAAGGGTTTTGCAGAGGGGGTGCTTCAGGAAAGCCGTGTGCAGGCCAGAACCATCCGGAATGCTGCACGTTATTTGACGGGTGAAGCGAAGGAAGGCAGTGTCGCCTTTGGCACAACGGATAACCGGAAAACCTACAACAGCACATCCTCCGTCAACCTGTCAGGAAACAATTTCTATGTGCGAGATGAACAGGACATCCGTTCACTTGCTATTGAGATTGCTTCCCTGACCCGCCGCCAGCAAAGGGGCCGCGGACTCCGAATGGCATGATCTGCTTGACTTTTAGAAGCTTTAGAGTGAGTAATACGCTACTCAAACGAGAGGAGGCAGGCGCCATGTTCGCAATGCATATTAGGCCGGAGGTGTTAAAGCGGCTTCGTGAGGAGTATCCCCCGGGCTGCACGGTTGAGCTGATTGAAATGAATGATCCATACCGCAGCATGCCTACCGGGATGCGCGGAAAGGTCACGCTCGTGGATGATGCAGGTGGGATTCATGTGGCCTGGGAAAACGGTTCAACCTTGGCCGCCATTCACGGCATTGACCGAATCAAACGAATCGACTGACATATTATCATAAGGAAAGTCGCTCATGACGGGCGGCTTCTTTCCGTTACGGAGGATTTCCGATGAACGACTATTTCCTTTGGAATGGCGTGGACTGCAGGCAGTATGGCATTCATGTGACTGAGCAGCCTCCCATTACCATTCCAGCTGAGCGAAGTACACAGACTAACGTTCCCGGCAGACCGGGCAGTTTGACTCGGCTTGAGGGTGAGGATGTATACGATGACATGATTTTGACTGCCATCTGCTTTGTTGCCGATCCAGCGCAGATTCCTGCTATCGCCGCGTGGCTGAAGGGAAAAGGCACTGTAACCTTTGCCAACCGTACCGGCGGTCACTACGAGGCTAGGGTGGCTAATCAGATCCCGTTCGAAAAGGTGCTGCGAGGCAACCCACACTGTTCCTTTGTGGTGAACTTCCGCTGTTTTCCATTTTGGTACAAGGACAACGTTAGTGATATCACCATCACATCTTCTGGCAGCACCCTGACGAATCCGGGCAGCGTGTACGCGGAGCCAATTATCACCGTGTACGGTTCCGGGGACATCACGCTCATGGTCGGCACAACCATTGTAGAATTGACCGACGTTTCCGGCAGCATCGTGCTGGATAGCGTGCTAAAGGAAGCATATAAAGGCAGTACCCTGATGAACAGCCATATGACGGGAGATTTTCCGGTGCTTAGGTCTGGCATGAATGCCGTAAGCTGGTCCGGGACGGTGACGAAGGTAGTCGTGAGGCCGAAGTGGCGGTATCTATAAAGGTTGACGTTTTTTTCGGAATTAAGTCGACATGTAGATTGACTTTCGACTTCGTGTCTGCTATGATGCTTATCGGAATTAGGTCGACATGTCGACTTGAAAGCGGGTGAAAAGATGATAAAGCGAGAAAGATACCTGAATCAACTGATCAAAAAACAGTGGAACGGCAGAATCAAAATCATCACCGGCATTCGCCGCTGCGGCAAAAGTACCCTATTGTTCGATTTGTTCAAAGCGTACCTGATGAACGAAGGAGTAAATGAGGAGCATGTGATTGCCATTGCCCTTGATGACGATCAAAATGATCGTTTTCGGTCGCCGGACATATTGTCTGAGCATGTTCGGACGCTGTGCGCGGATAAGGAGAAGAAGTATTACCTGTTTCTGGATGAAATTCAATACGCCATATCGAAGGCGGAGCTTAAGGACAAAGAGAACCCTCCCCGCCTCTACAGCGTGCTGAATGGTTTGCTGCACCTGAAAAATGTGGATGTGTATGTGACCGGAAGCAATTCAAAGCTGCTTTCCAAGGATGTCATGACGGAATTTCGCGGCAGAGGGGATGTGATTCATATCTATCCGCTGTCCTTCAGCGAATTTTATGAGGCATCCGGTTTGGATAAGGCAGATGCTTACAACGAGTATATGACATACGGCGGTATGCCCTATCTTCTGCGGCTTGAATCAGAGAACGAGAAGTTTCAATATCTGAATGAGCTGTTTGAAGAAATCTATTTCAAAGATATTGAGGAACGCTATTCGATCGGCCTGCCGCAGGTCTTGCGGGAATTGACAACCAGTTTGTGCTCATCGGTAGGCTCGCTGACCAATGCCAGCAAAATTGCCCGCGCGGTCAACAGCCATAAAACCGAAAAGACGAACTCGGAGACTATTAGCAGCTATCTTACCTATCTGACGGACAGCTTTCTGTTTTCAAAGGCCGAGCGCTATGACGTGAAAGGAAAGCGTTACTTTGAATACCCCTCCAAGTATTACTGCACGGATGTTGGCCTGCGCAATATTCGCTTGGGACTTCGTCAGCAGGAAGAAACTCACATCATGGAAAACCTTCTGTACAATGAACTGCGCGTCCGTGGCTATCAGGTAGATGTAGGAGTTGTCAATGTGACAGAGTCAAATTCCGACGGAAAACGTGAACAAAAAGGCTTGGAAATCGATTTTATTGCCAGAAAGGGTTCCCAAATGGTATATATCCAGTCTGCGCTGCGCATGGATGACAGCCAGAAACAAGACAGCGAGCTGCGTTCTCTGAAGGCCGTGAGCGATTCTTTTCAGAAAATGGTCGTTTCCAAATCTTACGGAAAACGCTGGACGGATGAGAACGGTATTCTCCGGATTGGACTCATTGATTTTCTGTTAGACGAAAACTGTCTGCAAGGATAAATTAGAATTTGTTACTAATGTCTACTGATTCACCTAAGAAGCAGCAGTGCAACTTGAAGTTGACAAAATGCAAATTTTGGTTGGTAGAAAAATCTACATTACTGTGTGAGAATTAGCTTATCAATTACAAGGAGGCGTGAGCTATGAGCTTTTCAGAGAATCTAAAAAAAATACGAAAAGACAATAATATGTCACAAGAAGAATTTGCAGAGATGATGGGCGTCAGCAGGCAGGCTGTGTCTAAGTGGGAATCCGATGAGGGATATCCCGAAGTTGAAAAACTGTTAATCATTTCCCGAAAATTAAACGTATCTCTTGACAGCCTGATGTGTTCAGAGATTCTAACAAATGAAGTGGGAGCGAAAGTTTCGGAGGGAGCTATTACTATTGTTTCTCCAAACGAAGGGATAATCGCCACGTGCTCAAAGGTAATGAAAAGTCAAGAATACAAGGGCGGGAAGCGGGCTCCGAAGTATGCATTATTTGCACAAAACCAACAGGTGAATTCATTTTGGGGTACGACGAATACTTTTCTTGGATGGTATATGACGGAGGAAAGTATTTTACAGGAAATCAAGGAAATACATGATGCTATCGTTATGGGAAATAATAATTACGAGCTCAAGTACTCGGTCAGATGTAAGAAATCCTTTTTCAAAATTGCTGTTCAGGATTAAGTGGCGTATGTAATGACCAAGAATGGAATAACAAATTTCAGTTTGTAGAGATCAAACCCACAACCCAGCGTCGCATCACGCGGCGCTTTCTTTTACCCTTCTGGAGGTGATACCCCATGATCTGCGTCTATCCCGCCGACTGTACCGACTTTTCCACCAACGGCAACGGCACGCTTGATCCGCTGTCCGCAACCGTGACCGAAACGCTGAACGGCGAGTATGAACTGGAACTCGTGCATCCTATCGACGACGCCGGAAAATGGCAGCGGCTGGTGGAGGGCTGTATCATACGTGCTCCTGTACCGTCTGCAACCACACCACGAGTGAACTTTTCAGCGCCTGGTGATGATAGCGGTACCGAGATCTATCGCATCCATACCGACTTCTCCGGCGCGGAAACGCAGAAAGGCACGCTTAACCTCCGCTCCGGCCCCAGCAGAAGCAATAAGGTTCTGGCCGCTTACAAGAACGGCTCCAAAGTCCAGATCGTGGCCAAAACCAATGCCAGCTGGTATGAGGTTACCGCTCCTGACGGGAAGCACGGGTATATGGATACCACCTATCTGGTGTTTGATCACAAAGAAGGCTCGTATTCAGCCGCTGTATCGTCTGTGGTAACAGCGCGACAACTGCGGGATCAGCCATTCCGCATTTACCGTATCGTTCCAGAACTGGATAAAATCACAGTCTACGCCCGGCATCTGTTCTACGACCTGCTCGATAACATGATTAAGTCTTACAAGCCCTCATCCTCTGTGGTGGGGGCTTCTGTTGTGCAGACGCTCTCTTCTTCCTGCCTGTCCGCGCATGATTTTACCTTCTACTCGGATCTGAGCACCAAGGCCGAGGAAGTGGAGTTCCAGAATGTGAATCCTGTCGATGCCATCTTAGGTGAAGGCGGCGTGGTGGAGAAGTATGGCGGTGAACTGACCCGAGACTGGTACGATGTGTTTTTGGTAAAACGAGTCGGAAAAGACAGCAACGTTCAGATCAGGCAGGCCAAGAACCTGCTTGGCATTTCTTATGATATTGACTTGACGGATGTGGTCACACGCATTATGCCGACCGGCGAGGACGCAGATGGCGAAGTGCTCTATCTGCCGGAGCTTTTCATCGACAGCCCGCTCATTAATTCCTATCCGCATCCCAAATGGATCAATCTGCCTGTATCAGACGCAAAAGAGCAGACCGACGGTGATGATGTAAAGACAAAAGCACAGTGCTATACAGCCATGCGAAAAGCCGCACAGGCACAGTTTGATGCCGGGTGTGACACGCCGACCGTGACCTTAACCGTCAGCTTTATCAACTGTGCCGACACGGAAGAATACCGTGAATATGGGTTCTTGCAGAATATCTTTCTTGGTGATGCTGTTCGGGTGATTGCTCCCCGCGTGGGCGTATGGGTGTCTATGCGGATGACGCAGTACACCTATGACTGTCTGATGGAGAAATACACCAGCATGACGCTGGGCACTGTGGCGGATACGGTGGAAGGCAATGTGATCTCCTCACGTCAGCTTCCCAGCGGCATCATCACTGGAAGCAAGCTGGCCATCAATTCGGTCGGTACCGGACAACTGCAGAGCGGCTCTGTCGGATCCGTGCAGATTAAAATGGCGGCTATTGAAACCGCGCACATTCAGGATGCATCCATCACGCACGCCAAGATTGGCGAAGCGGCCATCGGTTCCGCTCAGATTCAGACAGCGGCCATCACGCAGGCAAAAATTGGAAATGCTGCAATCGGTACCGCACAGATTGAGGACGCTGCAATTGAACGCGCAAAAATCAAGGAAGGCTCCATTGGCAGCGCTCAAATTGAGGAGGGGGTCATCACCTCTGCGCATATCGGCAACGGTGAAATCTTGAGCGCTAATATTCAGGATGGCGCTATCATCCACGCCAAGATTGCGGAAGCCGCTGTAGGAACGGCAAACATCCAGAACGCAGCGGTTGATTCCGCGCAAATTCGTGATGCAGCCATTACCAATGCCAAGGTCGCTGGGGCGGCAATCGGAACAGCAAACATCCAGGATGCTGCCATCGTCAACGCAAAGATTCTCGATGGTGCCATCACCAATGCCAAGATTGCTGATCTGGCCGTCGATTCCGCGAAGATTACCAATCTAGCCGTTACCACGGCAAAGATTGCTCAGGCCGCCATCACCAACGCGCAGATTGACAATGCCGCTGTGGACACAGCCAAGATTGCCCTTGGCGCGATTACTGCAGCCCTCATTCAAAACGGTGCAGTCGGTACAGCACAGATTGCGGATGCCAGTATCACGGATGCGAAGATCATCGAGCTATCAGCAAATCGCATCACAACGGGTGTCCTGTCTGTGGAGCGGCTCATTATCCGGGGAACTGATCAGAGCCTAGTCTACGCCATCAACAATATGGGCGAGCTGGTCTCTACACAGGTGGATACCATTGATGGCTATGTACTAACGGAACGGACAATTACTGCGGACAAAATCGTGGCACACGCCATTACTGCCCAGGAGATAGCATCCAAGACCATTACCGCCAATGAAATTCTTGCAGGGACCATTACCGGAGCAGAGATTGCTGCCAGCACGATTACCGGTTCGAACATTAAAGCCGGTGTAATCACCACCAGTCATGTGTCTTCAGACTTTGGCAAGAATCTGGATTTATCCAGCAACACAGGGATTAACCTGCGCGTACAGCAGATTGAAGAGAACGCAGCAGAAGCGATAGGAAAAGCGGATGCTGCTCATGAGCTCGCCTCCAGTGCGGCAAGCAGAAATGAAGTCATTGTTGGAACACAAACCGCAGCTACAGGCGCATGGACCGGCACAGCGTCGTTTTCGTCTCTCAATGACGGTCAGCAAATCCTATACTGGCTGCCATATAACAGTACGGGAACGGCAACGCTGAATCTTACTCTATCTAACGGCACAGCAACGGGCGATATCCCCTGCTACTACAGCGGGACTATCAGGCTGTCTACACACTACGCCGCTGGCAACGCTGTTCACTTAACCTATCGAGTAAACGCAATCGTGGGTGGCGCACAATACACAGGCTGGTGGGCTAACGCAAATTACGATACCAATACTTACGACCGTATACGCTTTTACAACCTCATCACTGCCAAGGCCGCGGTTGATGCAGGCAAGCTCATTGTAAGCGATGCTGAAGGGTACTTTCCGCTAACTGCATCTGCAGTCTTTCATATCGACAAACCGATCCTGTACGCAGCTTCTGCTATCAGTGCTGGGGGCACCTCATCAAATAACTACCTCTGTTATCCGTCATTATCGGTGCGTACGATTACAGGGAATACCGCATGGACGGGAACGGCAAAGGCAACCGCGTATCTGGTCGGTACTCTTTCCGGTAATTCTTTTACTGTAGCAAGCAACAACTGGATTACATCAGCGCCTGCGGATGAAACTGGGACGCTTACTTTCTTGTCTCTCGGCCTTTTATACAGTTCAACCGGCATTTATCTCTATCCTGAACATCCACTGTACATGATTATTGACGGTGTGCTGAAAAACCTGAATGAGGTTGCCTATAACGCGCAGGTCGTTGCTAACGATGCCTCTGAGGCTGCACTGGAGAATACCGCGTCTATCAATACGCTGCAGAATCAGATTGCCATGAAGGTTTCAAAAACCAGCTACGATAGCGACAAGAACGCTATCGAGCAGCGTTTTTCTACCGTGGAACAAACTGCGTCTAACTTCAAAGTTGAAATTACACAAGAGGTCGCTTCAAAGGTGGCCACTGTTACCGGGGAGGTCAACGCTCTCACAAGTGATGTGGCGAACTTCAAAAGCACAATTAACGGTTACATGAATTTCAACGGAAATTCCTTGTCCATTGGTGTGACGGGCAGCAGTTTCAAAACGGAGATCACAAACACAGAAATGGCCTTTAAAGACAACAATGAGAAGGTAGCGTATATTTCCAACAATGATATGTACATCACCCGTGCACGCGTAACGGACACGCTGTCCATTGGAACAACCAGTAATGGGTACTTCGATTTTGTAACGCTCTCTGGCGGCCTTGCTCTAAAATGGCGCACCGTGGGAGTTTGATAAGGAGGCCTCATGGCTAACACCTTTACCGTAACCTATGAGATCACGCTGAACGCTTCAAATAAGGACCATGCAAAAGGCGAAACGGTCAGCGCGCACATCCGAAGAACAAGCCCATCGACTTTGAATACCGTGGGAGTTTCAGTATCTTCCGCAAAGATTAACATGAGCGGAACTACCTTTTGGAGCGCCGCCAGCAATAACCCATACCTTGATTTTTCTAATTATGGCCGCGCTTATGTTTCGACTTCGGTCAGCGACAAAACATCCATTTCGCTGACCACACCCTCTGGATTCAGCCTTGACCGCCTGTTGTCCGTGGGCACTTCAAATACTGCCATTGGCATTTATGGCTACAAAAGCACGAGCGGTAACGTATGTACCTACTCAAGCAACAATGCTGTTCTGATCATTACCGCAGCCTGCGTACAGAATTACTCGAAGTCATCGGTGTCGGTTACTTCCAGCGTAGAGGCGGGTACTGCTTCCACGGTCACGTTCAGCAACAGCAACCTTGCCAGTGTATATCACAAAGTTGTGTGGTCTTTCGGTTCCAATAGCTATACTGCCACGACTGCTGCGGGTGCATCCAGCACATCATACACAATCCCGCTTAGCTGGCTGACAAATATTCCGAACGCCACATATGGCTCCGCGTCCGTATCTGTGACGACCTATGCCACCGGCGGCACAAATCTCGGAACAGATACCTACAGTTTCACAATCACGGCTTCACCCTCGATAGTACCGAGCCTGACGGTGGCGGCCAGCCGAATCAACAACTCGGTGCCGTCCGCCTGGGGCGTTTACGTTGAAGGGAAAAGCGGCATCACCCTGACCGTTTCTGCTTCCGGTGCACAGGGCAGTACAATTGCTCAGTACACAATCAGCGGTGGCGCGTCAGCTACGCAAACTTCTAATGTATTCACTATCAGTCCTATCAATGCCAGCGGCAGTATAACATACACGATCAAGGTGACTGATTCCCGTGGGAGAACGGCATCTGCCAGCACAACGATCTCAGTCGTCGCATACTCGCCGCCTTCGTTTACTTCCACACAGGCATTCCGGTGTACCTCTGGGGGGACAGCATCCGAGACAGGCACCTACGCATCCGTGAAAGCAAGCCGGACTTTTGCTTCCGTCAGTGGAAAAAACACCTGCACGATGGCCGTGCAATATGGCCTGAGTACCGGTTCCGCTTACTCGACTGCGACTGCGTTGACGAACAATACTACCGCTGTTATCGGCGGCGGTACTATCGATATCAATGCTTCCTACAAGATTCGGTTCACGCTGACAGACGCCTTTACGACCGTCGAAAAGATCGTGAACCTGGGTACCGCTGCGTACACTGTTTTCTTCAGGCGAGGAGGCAATGGTGTGGCTTTCGGCAAAGTGTCCGAACGGGAGAACGCTGTCGAGATTAACCCCGACTGGGGTTTATATCACGGCAGCACAAACCTTGCCGGAACCGTGCCTATATCCCGCGGTGGTACTGGTCAAACCACGGCTGCGGCTGCACGAAACGCGCTAGGCCTTGGCAATACCACTGGTGCGGTGCCTGTTGCCAATGGCGGCACGGGCCAAACCACGGTTGCTGCGGCGAGGAATGCTCTCGGGCTTGGAAACACGACCGGAGCGGTGCCCGTTGCTAACGGTGGCACGGGCGCGACCTCAGCGGCAAATGCCAGAACAAACCTCGGCATCACGCTGGCAAACCTCGGAGCTGCGGCGAGCTCACATAACCATGCCGCAGGAAATATCACATCCGGAACGCTGGATAAAGCCAGACTGCCATTCAAGTATGCAATGGGCACAGCGACGATCAACGGTACTGCTTCTGTTTCCATTAGCTACTCATCCGCAGGATTTACGAGTGTACCTTATGTGTTTGTCACCTACTCTACGACCGGTTCCAACTGGTCAGGTGACAACGGAGCGATCAAGGTGCACTCAAAAACCACCACCGGCTGCAGCATTGTTGTCGGAGGCAGCTTCAGTACAAACCGCCCAGTTGACTGGTTTGCTATTGGAACATAAAAAATGAAAAAACATCAGGCTCGGGATCGACCGCTCTCATGTGAGGGCGGTTTTTAGATACCAAAAATACAAGGAGGAAATAAACATGAGGAACTTTTCGATTGATTTGATCTGGGCAAAGATCCAGGTCGCAATTACAGCCGTTGGCGGCTGGTTGGGATACTTCATAGGAGGAATAGATGGAATGATGCTTGCGCTGATCGTGCTGATGGCGCTGGACTATATCACAGGGGTGATGTGCGCGGTGCTCGATAAGAAGCTGTCCAGCGCCGTTGGATTCAAGGGCATTTTCAAGAAGGTGCTGATCCTGATGCTGGTCGGTGTGGCCAATGTTGTGGATCTGAACGTGATGGGCACAGGGTCAGCGCTCCGCGGGGCAATCATCGCATTTTATCTGTCCAATGAAGGTCTGTCTTTACTGGAAAACGTGGTGCATATTGGCTTGCCCGTTCCTGATAAATTGAAGGATGTGCTGGCACAGCTGCACGGCAGAGAGGAACAAAACACACAGCCCAAGAAACCTGAAAATGAAGGTGATGGCGTATGATTTCTGCTGAAGCCTTGATTGCCAAGTTTAGGCAGACGTTGGACGAAGGCTGGGGTTACATATGGGGACAGTCAGGAGCGACTTGGACGCAGGCAAAGCAAAATGCGTCCACCCGTTCTATGACGGTCCAGTATGGCAGCCGATGGATTGGCAAAAGGGTCGCTGATTGCAGCGGCCTTTTTGCTTGGGCTTTTCGGGAACTGGGCGGGAGCATTTACCATGGTTCCAACACCATTTGGAATAAATACTGCAGCGCACAAGGGAAGCTGACCTCAAATACTCGGCTTCGTCTGGGGACGGCGGTTTTTCTATTAAAGAATGGCAATCGACATCACATTGGTCTTTTTGTTGGGAATGATACGGTGATCGAAGCTCGGAGCACCCAAACTGGTGTGGTTACCAGCAAGCTCAGCCATTGGGATGAGTGGGGCGAGTTGAAGGATGTGCTGTATGATGAGCAATCCACAGAGCTTTTCATTCCAATTTTGCGCAAAGGGAGCCAAGGTGATGATGTGAAAGTTCTGCAGGAAAGCCTATTGAAGCTCGGGTTCAGCCTTCCTAAATACGGTGCGGACGGCAAGTTTGGCGCAGAAACGGAAACGGCACTGCGCAGCTTTCAGGAACAAGCCGATGTAAAGGTTGATGGGAAATACGGCCCTATCACAAGGGCAGCTATGACAAAAGAATTAGATGCTGATGTTTCTCAAGAGCCCCTTCCTTCCGAGCGATTTGTCATCATTACTTCCGTAGAGACCGTTGGTATCCACTCGGGTAACGACACATCGTATGAGCGGATTGCATTCGCATCAAACGGGGATCGTTTCCCTTATGTAGCAATCGCTGATAACGGCTGGTTTGCTATAAAGGCTGACAGCTGCGTTGGGTGGGTGTCTGATACTTTCAGTAAAATCTTAAACAATTAAAACTATTCTGGGCTTTGCTTCGGCAGGGCCCTTTTTTTAATTGGCAAACCGGAAAAGCCTCGCTCCAACTGTCCGTAAGATGGTGAAGGAGACAATCCTTCAGATTGGAGGAAATCTGATGACTGATTTGGAGCAGAGGAAAATCATTATTATGCGCAGTGAAGGCAAGAGCTATAATGCCATCGCGAGCGATATGAATATATCAATAAATACCGTCAAGACTTTTTGCAGACGGAATCGTTTGGGCGGTAATAGGGCGTCTGGCAGCCGATCTGGAACATCGTCCGATATTGACTTGATAAATATCAAAAACAGAGGTAATAGTACTGTGACCGAAAGGGCTAAAAGCATTGAAAATACTAGCTTTTCTGCCGTTCGGAAAACATGCAAAGTCAAATTGACGTTCGCGAAAAGCGCAGATGATGATGCTATCCCTGAAGTGCTGGGAATTCTGATGCGCTCGAAATACAGACAGGGGTGATGATAGTGAAACGAGTACTTTGCCTGTATCGTGTCTCCACAGTCGGTCAGGTAGATCATGACGATATTCCCATGCAAAGGATCGCATGCAGAGATTATGTTGCTACCCATCCGGATTGGGAAATTGTTGATGAGATTTCTGAAAAAGGTGTTTCTGGCTATAAGGTCAGCACCAATGCGCGTGATGCGATTATTGAAATCAAAAAGAAAGCCATCGCCAGGGAGTTTGATATTCTTCTTGTTTTCATGTTTGATCGTTTAGGTAGGCGTGAGGATGAAACGCCCTTTGTGGTACAGTGGTTTGTCCAGCAAGGTATTGAGGTATGGAGCACCCGAGAGGGAGAGCAGCGCTTTGATACGCATGTGGACAAGCTGCTGAACTATATCCGGTTCTGGCAAGCTTCCGGAGAAAGTGAAAAGACATCCATCCGCGTAAAGACCAAGCATTTACAGATGATTGATGACGGTCATTACCGCGGCGGGTCTGTTCCTTACGGATACGATCTCGTTCATTTGGGACGGACAAACAAGAAAAATCAGCCGGTTCGCGATCTGGTCATCAACGAAGATGAAGCTGCGGTTGTACGGGAGATTTTCCGCTTGCTGACGGACCAAGGATACGGTACAAACCGGGTGGCCAATTATCTAAATGAGCAGGGGATCAAGACAAAGCGGGACAAAACACTCTGGCGAGCTACCGCAGTCAGAGCGTTGATTGAAAATCCCATTTACATAGGATACATGCACATGGGTGATAAGCTTTCTCCGAGGCTGGAGCACCTGCGCATTCTTGATGATGCTACTTTTGAAAGGTGCATCGCTACTGTTAAGGGACGTTGTACAAAACTCGGAGATAAAATGACCGTACCGGCCCGAACGGATACCCGCAGCTTGCTTTCTGGATTGATCTTTTGCGCCGACTGCGGATCACGATTGACTTTCAGCCATAATATCACACGAAAAAAGCTGTCAGACGGTTCGGTGAAAGAATATGAGCGAGATTGCTATCGCTGCTATAGAAAAATCAACGCAAGGGAAAGCTGCGCAGGCCAAAGTTCATATAACGCGGATACAATTAACGAAACCGTTCTCTATGAGGTGCGCAGGATTTTTTCTACCATTCGCCAAACACCCGAAGCCGCTTTGCTGGAAAAGGCCAAAGAAAAGCATGTCAGCGTAAACGAGGTGGCCTATAAACAGGCGGAGGCTGATTACTTTGAAGCGCATAAGCAAATTGAGGCGCTGGAGGAGCAAACGATAAAATACCTCACAGGAGAAAACATTGTGGACATCGATATTATCAATTCCATGATGCCCAAGTATAGGGAAAAGCTCCAGAAAGCAAAGGCGCGGATGGAGAAAGCCAAGGCAAAGATTGATACCGATAAAAACTCTGAGAAAGATGCGGAACAAGAAATTGCCGACCTGCTTTCTTGGGCTGAAGCTTTCGATGAGGCGAATAATGAAGCCAAGCATATGATTATTGCCCGGTTAGTAGAGCGAATTGAAATTGGGCGTAATTATGAAATCGAGATTAAATTCCGAATTAGTGTAGAGCAATACATGCAGATTGCGGCGTAATGAAGGATAGGAAACTCCCGCAGGGTGCTGAACCTTGCGGGAGTATTTTTATTTTGCCTTTTCTGATTCTTTGTTATCCTCTTGATATTGAGCCATGTATTTCCTTGCATCCACCCACATAAAGATATGACCTTTCAAAACCGATTCTTTAAATAAATTAAAGCCTTTCGGTTCATCTATCAGTGGATAGCCGAGTGAGCTGCGAAAAAATTCAAACTTCCCATGGAATAGGAGCTTTCCTTTTTCGTCAAACCATGACCCGTATATTGGATAGTTTGGGCCATACGCCTGATTCAGCCTGAAACTGCCTTCAAAACGGATGATTCCGCTGGGATAATACTCTCTTCCGTAAAGCAGGCCTTTAATTCCGAATATTCCTTCTGCCATGGGTGTTCCATCCCTATAGAAAGCTTTTCCGGCACCGAAGGCTTTTTGATCGATCGTGAACCCTTCATAAATTAGACAGCTGTCTTCATAGATTTTGTCCCATACGGGTTCGGGAAGCGCCAAATGGATATTATCCCATTCCCTGTTCTTCTCATTAAAGAAAATTTGTCCAAGCTGTTCCCGTGTGATCCGAGTCTGTGCAATTTCCCCGTCCTGATTGTGGGAAAAAAGTATATAGGGTTTCTTTTCGTGTTCCATGGTTTACACCTCTTCCTTTCATTTTTCGTCTATAAAGAGGTGAAAAAAAACAGCCCCATCGTTCCGACAGGACTGCAGTGTATGTAATCATTCATCCTATCGGTCAAGCTTTGGCACCTTACCAATTTTAGCAGGTTGCCGTGCGGTCAACGAGCTTGTCTCTCGCGCACTCTTCATAGGCGTTATTCTATTGCCCAATAAGTGTAGCAAATTCTAATCCAACTGTAAAGCTTAGGAATTTAGGGCATCATACTTATCCGGAATTTATTCAACCCTCTTGGAATCTCTAATATTTCTAACCAAGCTGTTCACATCGCTTCGAGGTAAACGATGGGATAGGTTCATTCCGTTTACATCGAATATGAACATATCCCACACAATTCAATCGTTCGGATTTTAAGAGATTCAGTAAAGATCGAAAGTAAAAGAATATGATTTTTCCCTAGAGGACAAGTGGAGTTTTGACACAAAGAAAACCCTTGAAAACATAGTGTTTCAAGGGTTTATGGTGGTCGCAACAGGGCTCGAACCTGTGACCCCCGCGATGTGAACACGGTGCTCTACCAACTGAGCCATGCGACCTAATTCCGAACCTTCTTGCTCTCTTTACGGAAATCGTTCGGCTACTTCCGCTTTGAGTTCATCTCTTCTTGTTGACCAGTGTGCCAGACAAGAAAGATACTCGACCGGTCATGGGCTTGAGAACTTGACCAGGGTGTTCTACCAACTGAGCCATGCGACCGTCTGCTATCAAAGCAGTATAAGTATTATATAATATTGTAAACTGATTGTCAATGATTTTGGCATCGGAGTTTGCTGTGGGATTGTAGGAGTACCATACATCTTGGACACTGAGTAGAAGTTTAGGAGGAAAAAGGAAAGAGAAAGAGTTCTCATGATAGAATGTTGTTGCTAAACAAATAATTCGAAAGGAAC